GCCTTTCAATCTACCTCTCATCCGAGACTACTTTAATGAGCGAAATTTTCATCGACAAATCGAACAAAAGATTTACCAGTCTTCACACGAAACAAAGTCAATGACCGAAACCGCTTATGCAGACTCTGATATTAAGAGAATCTTCCGATCACCTAGGAACTACACTTCTGAAAAAGCTCTTTCACTAGCAGCCAACGCAGAACTTTCCAGGACTCTCCAGATTATGACTGATGCTAATCACATAGCTCATGAACCATTTGAATTCTTTACTGAATCAAGTGTCCCCCTACCCATTAACAGAATGCCTTCCCCTGGTATTCTTCATATCCCTCGCAAATTCCACTTTGGTCGCATTGTTGAGACTACCCCAACCATGCCAGAAACGGGTTTTCCCCCCCATCCAAGGATCATGGATCTAATCCATGAAAAGTACCCACAGTACGCAGTATTCATCTCTGACTATTGCCGCCCACTTGGTACAACCGACGCAACCTTTTCCGATTTTAATCGAGAACAAGTCCCATCAAAGCCTATCCCCAAGGAAAAGCTACCACGTATTTTAAAACACGTCAAGTCTAAACTTGCCGCTAAAAAGTACCTTCCGATGCATTATGTCGATACATTATTTGCTAAATTACCATCTTCTACTGGAACTGGCTATCACAACCGCCACTCCTATCGAATGCGTGCGCACGCCGCCGTCTCTCATCCAGAAGAATTCGCTGACAAACCCTCATCAAAAGGGTACTACTTCAACGCCTTTCATGAATATTCACGATACATTATTCACCTGATTAAAGAAACAGGTTATCCATTGAATTCACTTTTTCGGACCCTCCAACTGAGGACGATGATCTAAAATTCATCACGAAATTGAACAATTTCATGGACACCTACCCAACCCTTCTATTTACTAGGAGCCACATTTCAAAACGTAACGACGCCCTTAAACAGCGCCCTGTCTACGCCGCAGACGAACTTTTCCTGCTTATTGAATGTATGCTACTCTTCCCCCTTATCACGCAAGCTCGATCTCCTGATTGTTGCATTATGTATGGTCTCGAAACCATCCGTGGTGCTAACGCTTTCCTCGATAAACTGGCCCAATCATTCAAGTCATTCTTTACGATTGACTGGTCTGCATTTGACCAACGGTTACCACGCGTAATTACTGATACGTTCTTCACAGAATTTATTCCATCACTATTAGTGATAAATCACGCATATCAACCCACATACGAGTACCCCTCCTACCCCGATTTAACCCCTGATAAGCTATATCAGAAAATGTCTAACCTACTCTCATTCCTCCATTTATGGTACAACAATATGTCGTACCTATCCCAGGACGGATTTGGATACCGACGCTGCCACGCTGGCGTACCTTCCGGTATTCTTTCCACTCAATATATTGATTCCTACGGAAATTTATTCATCATCATTGATGCTCTAATTGAATTTGAATGCACCGACGAAGAAATTGAGCAATTGCTCCTTCTCGTTATGGGTGATGACAACACTGGGTTTACTCTCTGGTCAATTACAAAGGTTGAGAAATTTATTCTCTTCCTTACTAAGTATTCTCTAGCAACCTATAATATGGTCGTCAGTGAAACTAAGTCCGTAATTACCTCCCTACGAGAGAAAATCGAAACACTTGGCTACACTTGTAATTTTGGACGTCCCACAAGGCCGATCTCAAAATTAGTAGCACAAATCTGTCTACCCGAAAGAGCCACGAAGACTAAACACATGTCTTCCCGAGCCATAGGAATTGCTTACGCATCCTGCGCTTGCGACTACACATTCTATCTATTCTGTAAGGATATTTTTGATATTTTCAAACCATATCAAGACCTTACCGTCACGCGCGAAGTACTTATTAAGTTTCTTCCGTCCCAGATGATGTTTGCCGACGATACTCTTCCACGCATTGAGTTCGACGTATTTCCAACGTTTGAATCAATCCAAGAAATGGTCTTTACTTTCCAAGGACCATTATCTTACTCACCAAAATGGGATTACTCCCACTTTAAACACTCACCTGACTACACTCCTGAAGACTCTCAGACTTTGTCTGACTACCGCCTCC